TGGCCCTGCTGCGCGAATACAAAAAAGCCAAAGCCAAGCTCGACGAAGGCAGCGAAGAGGCCATGATCGCCTTCTACAACACCCGCCTGGCCAAAAGCTGGGAGCGCCAAAAAGAGCAAACCAAGGCTGAAGAGCTGATGGCCCGCGCCGAGCCCTACAAACTCGGCACCGTCCCCGCTGGTGGCATGACCCTGACCGCCGCCGTTGACACCCAAGCCGACCGCCTGGAGCTGCTGGTGGTCGCCTGGGGCCGAGGCCTTGAATGCTGGGTGATTGACTACCAGGTCATCCGTGGCGACCCGGCAGACCAGCAAACCTGGGTGCAACTCAGCGCCATGCTGCAAATCAGATACCCGCACGCCTGGGGTCAAACCCTGCCCATTTCAGCCACCTTTGTTGACTCGGGCGGCAATGCCACCCAAGACGTTTACACCTACACCGCTGGCAAGCGCAACAGAAAAATATTTGCAATCAAAGGTGCCAGCAAACCAGGCCGGCCAATCATTGCCAGCAAACCGTCAAAAATCGACGTAAAGACCAACGGTCGAACAGAACGCGCCGGCGCTGACCTTTGGTACGTTGGAGCCGACACCGCCAAAGACTACTTAGCTCACCGCTGGCGCATCACCACCGGGCCAGGTCAAATCCATTTCAGCCAGGACTTGAAAGAAGATTTTTACCGCCAGATCACCGCCGAATACCGGGTAACAGTCTGGCGACACGGCCAGCGCATCAACCGCTGGGAGAAAAAGCAAGCCGACAGAAACGAAGTGCTTGACCTCATGGTCTACAACACCGCCTGCGCGCATTACCTTGCAGACCCAGTGCTGACCCAGCAAAACCCGCTTGTTCAAACCCAGCAAAATCAAGCCAAACCAACAGCAAACCCGCACAGCGTAAGCGCCACCAGCTACGAACAAGATAGCGCAAAACCGCACACACCAAAACCACCACAGCCACCCAGGCGCACCGCCACCCTCATGGGCCCCAGCCCATTTGCCCCAGCCAGCTGGAGCGCCCGCTTATGACTCATCGCCCAAAATCAACCAAAAGCACCACGCCCATGCAACAAACAAGCCCTGCCACCGAAGAATCCAGCGCCCTGTTTTTGCAGCGCGAAATGCAAGACATCATCCAAGCTGAAGTCGGCCTCAAACCCGAATTTGCCACCCTCATTGCCTGCGCCATCGTCAACGGCTGGCGCAAACGCGCTGGCCGGCAATCTATCTGGATACCCGGCCCGGTTGACCGCGAAGCCCGCAACACCGAGATAAAACGCGAATTTGACGGCACCAACAGAGCAGAAATATGCCAAAAACACAACATCAGCCGCAGCCGCCTGTACCAAATAGTGGGCAGCTAGCGCGCAAACAGTCCAATTCTGTATTTGAAAACTAGACAGCCGCGCGCTTATGGTCAGCACCCATGACCACCCTAGCCCAAGCCCAATCAAAACTCGCTGAGTACCAAGCCGCCGAAAGCCGCATCCTTGAGGCTCAAGAAGTCCGCATGGGTGGCTCTGGCATCGACCGCATGGAACGCCAAACCGAACTCGCCCTGGTGCAACAAGGCATTGCCCAATGGCAGCGCACCGTAGATAGACTTAGCGCCACCGCCCTGGGCCAACCCACCTTTGGCGGCCTCACCTACACCAGCGCCCGCTTCAACTAAAGCGCCACCATGCCAAAACCCCAACCCAACCTCATCGACCGCCTGGTCGGATACCTAAACCCCGCCGCCGGCCTGCAGCGCTTGGGTGCCCGCCACGCCCTGAACAAAATCAGCGCCTACACCGCGCACGAATCCGCCACTCCCAGCCGCAGCCGCAAGTTTTACGCCGACCGCCTCAGCCCCAACCAGATCGTGTTGCAAGGCGCATCCGCCCTCATGGCCCAAGCCCGCCACATGGAGCGCAACAACGACATCGCGCGTGGAATCCTGCGCACCATGACCAACAACATCGTCGGCCCCAACGGCATCGGCATCGAACCCCAACCCCGCCGCAAAGACGGCAGCATCCACGAAGACTACGCCGCTGCCCTGCGCGGTGCTTGGCGCGACTGGTGCGTCGCCCCCGAAGTCACCGGCCTGCACACCTTTGCCGCCATGCAACGCCTAATGGCCCGCACCTGGCTGCGCGACGGAGACGTATTTGCCCAAGAGCTGATTGGCCCCGTGCCCGGCCTCACCCACGCCAGCGCCGTCCCCTACAGCCTTGAAATGTTCGAAGCCGAACAAGTGCCACTCACCTTCGACCAGGGCGAGCGCATCCGCCAGGGCATTGAACGCAACGCATGGGGCAAACCCATCGCCTACTACAGCTACCGAGGCAACCCGCTTGATGGCACCACCCCAAACAGCCTCAGCACCCAAGACCTAAAACGCATCAGCGCCGACCGCGTCATCCACGTTGCCCTGCGCGACCGTATTGGCCAAGTGCGCGGCATCAGCGAATTTGCTAGCATCATCGCCCGCCTCGAAGACATCAAAGACTACGAAGACAGCGAACGCATCGCCGCCAAAGTGGCTGCAGCCCTCACCGCCTACGTCAAAAAAACCAACCCAGACGGCTACGACCCCGCCAGCACCGCTGCCGACGAAAACGGCAACATCATCCCGCGCGACCTGCGCCTCACCCCCGGAATGATCATCGACGGCTTGGCCGTTGGCGAAGAAATTGGCCTCATCGACAGCACCCGCCCCAACCCCAACGTCGTCACCTTCCGCCAGGGCCAGTTGCGCGCCGTAGCCGCCGGCGTGGGAGCCAGCTACAGCAGTATTGCCCGCGACTACAACGGCACTTACAGCGCCCAGCGCCAAGAGCTGGTTGAGCAATGGATCAACTACGCCGCCCTCACCGATGCCTTCACCGGCCTGTTTGTGCGCCCGGCGTGGGCCAGCTTTGTGCAATCTGCCACCCTTAGCGGTGTGGTACCTGTACCCAAAGACGTGCAACCCGGCAGCCAGGACGATGCCCTGTTCATCGCCCAGGCCATGCCATGGATTGACCCGCTCAAAGAAGCCAATGCCCTGGTCGAACTCACCAAAGCTGGCTTCACCAGTGAGGTCGAAGCCATCCGCAAAGGCGGACGCAACCCGCGCGACGTGCTGGAGCAAATCATCCAGTGGCGCAAAGAAGTTTCCCGCGCCGGGCTGGTGCTCAGCAGCGACGCTGCCAACCAAAACACCGGCACACCCACTGCGGACACACAAAACCAAGACCCAGGTACAGCCGCAAACACTACAACGGCAGACACCGACTGATCTTCCGCTAATCACCATACACATCAAGCCACCATAACGGTGGCTTTTTCACGACAACGGGTTTTAACAAACATCAAAAATAGTCCAACTTTGTATTTTAAAACTAGACAGCAGCGCGGCCACACTTCGCGCCATGACACAAAACGCCACACCCACCACAGCAGCATGTGACAACCATGTAGCACCCTGGTACACCATCCGCACCAAGACACCGCTAGCTGCTGCTGCCGCTGGTGCGCAGTCCGAAGCCGAAATATTCATCTACGGCGACATTGGCGAATCCTGGTACGCCGACACCGTCACCGCCGCCCAGTTTGTCAAAGACATTGCCGCCATCAGCGCCAAAGCCATCACCATCCGCATCAACAGCTTTGGCGGCAGCGTGCCAGACGGCGTGGCCATCTTCAACGCCATCAAACGCCACGCCGCCAAAGTCACCACCGTCATCGACGGCGTGGCCATGAGCATTGCCAGCCTCATCGCCATGGCCGGTGACACCGTTGAAATGGCAGAAAACGCCATCCTCATGGTGCACGCCCCCTGGACCGGCGTGCTGGGCAACAGCGCCACCCTGCGCGACACCGCCGCCATGCTCGACCAATTTGCCAGCGCCATGAGCACCAGCTACGCCGCCAAAACCGGCCAGCCAGCCGCTGCCATGCTGGCCCTGCTCACCGACGGTGCCGACCATTACTACACCGCCACCGAGGCCCGCGCCGCCGGCTTTTGCGATGCCATCACCAGCGCGCTGCCGGTGGCCGCCTCTGCTGCCCTGCACCTGCAGGCCAGCGCCCGATTCTCCCGCCCCGTGGCAACCGCCACACCACCCATGAAAGACCTCACCATGACCGACAAAGTCACCCCCACGGCGGCTGGCGCACTCACCGCATCCGCAGCCCCTGATGTCAGCGCAGCCGTGCAGGCCGCCCTGCAAGCCGACGGCAGCCGCCGCGAAGCCATTCACGCCAGCTTTGCAAAATTTGCAGAGCGCGACGGCGTAGCTGCCCTGCGCCAAACCTGCCAGGCCGACACCGCCTGCAGCGTTGAGGCTGCTGGCCTCAAGCTGCTGGCTCACCTGGGCAAAGACAGCGCCCCGGTAGCTGGCCACATCATCGTCAACACCGTGCGAGACGAAAGCGACAAACACCGCGAAGCCATGGTGCAAGCCGTGCTGGCCCGCGCCAACATCGCCGTTGACAAAACCGGTGCCGTGCGCGCCGACAGCGCCAACCCCTACCGTGGTCGCAAACTGCTGGCCCTGGCCGAAGCCTGCCTGGCCCGCAGCGGCATCAAAACAGACGGCATGGACCAGCGTGCCATCGTCGCCAGCGCCTTCACCCAAGGCACTGGTGATTTTCCTGTGCTGCTTGAAAACGTCATGCACAAAACCCTGCTCGGTGCCTACGCCCTGCAAGCCGACACCTGGACCCTGTTTTGTGCCCGTGGCTCGGTCAGCGACTTCCGCGCCCATGGCCGCTACCGCGTTGGCTCCTTGAGCAACCTCGACAGCAAAAACGAGCTGGGCGAATTCAAAAACAAAACCATCCCCGATGGTGAAAAAGCCAGCATCACCGCCGCCACCAAAGGCAACATCATCAACATCAGCCGCGAAGCCGTCATTAACGACGACCTCGGCGCACTCACTGGCCTGGCCGCCAACCTGGGCCGCGCTGCCAAGCGCACCGTCGAGGCCGATGTGTACGCAACCCTGGCACTCAATAGCGGATTTGGCCCAACCATGGCAGACACCTACAGCCTGTTTCACGCCAACCACAACAATGTGTCAACTGGCGCACCCACTGTTACATCGTTTGAAGCTGCCCGCGTGGTGCTCAGTGCGCAAAAAGACGTGTCAGGCAACGACTACCTGGCGCTTAGCCCAGCCGTCTGGCTTGGCCCTGATGCCATCGTTGGCAGCGCCAAAGTCGTCAACAACAGCACCTATGACCCCGACACCGCCAACAAACTCCAGCGCGCCAACATCGCTGCAGGCATGGTCAGCACCATCGTCGGCACACCGCGCCTCACCGGCACGCCATGGTTCATGTTTGCCGACCCAAGCCAGGCCCCAGTGCTTGAAGTGGCCTTTCTCGACGGCATCGACACCCCCTACATCGAGCTTGAAAACGGCTTCACCGTAGACGGTGCCCGCTGGAAAGTGCGCATGGACTACGGCATTGCCGGCGTTGACTACCGGGGCGCTGTGCGCTCCACCGGCGCTTAAACCCACAGCGCCCAAAACAAACCTTACCCACCTGGAGTAAAACACCATGCAAACTTACAAACAAGAGGGCGAAGTCCTCACCCTCACCCCTGCAGCGGCAGTCGCCGCCGGCGTGGGCTACCTGTTCGGCGCTGCACTGTTCGGTGTGTGCATCAACGGCTGCGCCATCAGCACGCCGGGCGAGTTTTTGACAGAAGGCGTCGTCACCATCGGCAAAACCAGCGCCCTGGCCATTGCTGTTGGAGACCGCGTGTTTTGGGATGCCACCAACAAAGTTGTCAACAAAACCACTACATCGCAACAGTGCGTAGGCGTGGCGGTTGAGGCCGCAGCCAACCCGTCCAGCACCGTGGCCATCAAGCTCGGCTGCTACACCGCCGTTGCTGCCTAAAAGCTGACCATGGCCGCCCCATTTGCAGCCCTTGAAACCCGCCTCAACAGGGCGGTGTTTTCACGTCTGGCAAATGTGGATGCCATGATTGACTTTGAGACAGTGCCCGCCATCTTCGATGCCGCCTATGCGCTCGCGTCCGTTGGCCAGTACGGCATGGCCAGCAGCCAGCCTATGCTGACCGTTGTCACTTCTG